AACATTCTAAGCTCAGAGATTCTAACTGAAATCAACCGTGAAGTTGTACGTACCATCTACGTAACCGCTAAGCCTGGTGCTCAGAACAACGTAGCTAACGCTGGTACTTTCGACCTCGACGTTGACTCCAATGGTCGTTGGTCAGTTGAGAAGTTCAAGGGTCTACTCTTCCAGATTGAGCGTGATGCAAACGCAATCGGTCATGAGACTCGTAGAGGAAAGGGCAACTTCATCGTCTGCTCAGCCGACGTTGCAAGTGCTCTAGCTGCTGCTAAAGTAATGGATTACACTCCACTACTCAACACTTCAGACACCCCAGACGACACTGTATCAACTCTAGCTGGTACAATCAATGGTCGTATCAAGGTATATGTTGATCCATATTCAGCAAACATTTCTAACGATCACTACTATGTGATGGGGTATAAGGGTTCCAATGCATATGATGCAGGTCTCTTCTATTGTCCATATGTTCCTCTCCAAATGGTTCGTTCCATCGGTCAGGACACCTTCCAGCCAAAGATCGGCTTCAAGACCCGTTATGGTATGGTTGCAAACCCATTCGCAGGTGGTCTAACTCAACGTTCTGGTGCTCTTCAGGCAAACGACAACGTTTACTACAGAAGAACCAGAGTTATCAACCTAATGTGATCACTGATTCACATACTTCAGGAGCCCCCCAAAAGGGGCTCTTTTTTTATCTAAATAAAAATAAAATGCTATGTCAGCTAATTTTGTAACTAATTCAAATTGTCCAGCTAATTTTTTAACTGGAATTGGATTTCAATTTCAATTAATTAAATATCCTAACGTTTCATTTTTTTGTCAATCCGCAAATGTTCCAGGCATAAATTTATCTGTAGCTACTCAAGCTACAAGATGGAATGCAATCCCACATCCTGGAGATGAAATTTCGTTTGAAGATTTGAATATTGAATTTATTGTTGACGAAAATATGAAAAATTATCTTGCCATACATAATTGGGTAAGAAAACTTGGTCATCCTTATTCTGGTGGAGATATTGCAGAACTCCCTGGAGATGATCTAGATGATAAAACTTACAGTGAAGGAATTTTATTTATTTTAGATTCCAACTTTCAAAAGAAATTTAAAATAGTATTTAAAGATTTATTCCCAACAAATATAGGAGAACTGAGATTCCAATCCACTGCACAAGACGTTCAGTACTTTACAGTTAGCACTAGTTTCAAGTATACTATATACGATATCTACACAATTGATGACAAAAAACTATGATTGATATTGACTTTATTAAAGATCATTGGGCTCAGGATTCCAAGATGGATGAAGACCTACTTGATCATGAATCTATAAAAATTCCACAACTGCATAGCAAATATCTAAATTGGCTTTCAGATGTAAGATTAATTAAAATTAAAAAAGACCAAGATTATAAAAAATTACTCAGAGAAAAATTTGAGTATTATACTGGAAAATCAGACGCAGAGGTATATAAAGAAAAACCATTTGATTTAAAAATATTGAAACAAGATGTTCAACTTTATATTGAATCAGATGATGAAATTCAGTCGGCTTTAAATAAACTAAATTATTATAAGGAGATGATATTTTTATTAGAAAGTATTCTAAGTAATATTAGCACTAGAGGATTTCAAATCAAAAATAGCATTGAATGGCAAAAATTTATGCAAGGTAGTATTTAATGACAGATGTTATTATTAAAAAGAAAAACGAAGTATATTTAACGGTAGAATGTGATCCACATATTAAATTTGAATTATTTGAATATTTCACATTTGATGTTCCAAATGCTAAATTTATGCCTCAATTTAAAAACAAATTGTGGGATGGTAAAATTAGATTATTCAGTCCCTATGATGGATTAATTTACGTCGGATTATATGACTATCTAACAGAATGGTTATGCTCTAGAAGTTACACATATCTAGATCAAGATAATGCATATTATGGAATGCCAAAAGCTTCTGATCAATCTATCACTCCAGAAGGTTTGGTAGATTATATTAAATCATTAAATATACCATTTAAAGTTAGAGATTATCAGTATAAGGCAATTTATGAAGCACTTAGAAATAATAGAAAACTATTATTATCTCCTACAGCTTCTGGCAAATCTTTAATGATTTATTGTATAGTAAGATATTATCTTGATAAAAATTTAAATGTTCTTATTATCACTCCAACCACATCTCTTGTAGAGCAGTTATCAAAAGATTTTCAAGACTATGGTTGGGGAGAAGAAGTTCATAAAATTTATGCTGGAAAATCTAAACAAACTATCAATCCAATAACTGTTACTACTTGGCAATCTATTTACAAATTACCTAAAAGTTTTTTTGAAAAATATGATGTAATAATTGGAGATGAAGCTCATCAATTTGATATCTATAATGACAAAACTACATAATTGTAAGTATAGATTTGGGTTTACAGGTACTCTGGATGGGTCAAACACAAATCAACTCGTTTTAGAGGGGTTATTTGGACCTGTTAACAAGGTTATCAAGACTAAAAAATTGATAGACAAAGGGTATCTATCAAATTTAAAAATTAATATATTATTACTACAACATGATTCATATCAATTTGAATCCTATCAAGAAGAATTAGATTATATTTGTAGAGATGAAAAAAGAAACAAATATATCAAAAATCTTGCCATCAACCAAGAAGGTAATACACTGATATTATTTGCTATGGTAGAAAAGCATGGCAAGATACTTCATGAAATAATAAATAGTCATACAGACAATGAACGTAAAGTGTTTTTTGTCTATGGTGGAGTTGATGCTGAAGAAAGAGAATTAATCAGAGAAATTACTGAAAAAGAAAACAATGCCATTATTGTGGCATCTTACGGAACTTTCAGCACAGGAATTAACATTAGAAATTTACACAATGTTATTTTTGCTTCCCCTAGTAAATCAAGAATTAGAAATCTCCAATCAATAGGAAGAGTATTGAGAAAAGGAGAAAATAAAACAAAAGCAAAATTATTTGATATTGCTGATGATTTCTCCAAAGGAGATAAAAAAAATTATACGTTAAATCATCTAATAGAAAGAATTAAAACTTACTCAGAAGAAAATTTTGAGTACGAAATAATTCCAGTAAATTTTAAAAGGAAGGAAACATGAATGAATTTTATGGAGTAATTAAATTATTAGACGGATCAGAATTAATTGGAATTGTTGTTGTATGTGAAGAAGAAGATGGATTTATTATTGAAAATCCTTTTGAGATAGATGTAGAGCAAGTTATGACTCCTGCTGGAGAAATGTATAAAGTAGATATGAGACCTTGGATTAAATTCTGTAAGGAAGATATATTCTTTATAGAAAAAAATAAAGTATTTACAGTAGGAGAAGCAGACAATAAAATCTTACATCTGTACCGCAGTACTGTAAACAAATATCTTAATAAAGAGGATAACAATAGAGTTTCTCTAGATAAAGAATTAGGATTTAAAAATAAAATTGAAGAGGCTAGGAAGATTCTAGAGAAGTCTTTTAAACTTAATATAGATACTTAATATAAGTTTTCAACCCTGACAGAGTTATTATACACACATTCAGCACTCTTGTCAACCCCCCCTTGACAAGCCTATTCTAATGTGTTAAAGTGAATACACTTGCAAATAACAAATTGAATGAAGAAAAAAGAACATTACGTAAACAATAAGGATTTTTTGGATGCCTTAATGGTTTACAGAAAAGAAGTAAAGTATGCAAAAGAGAATGAGTTGCCAAAACCAAAAGTCCCCAATTATATTGGAGAGTGCTTTCTTAAAATTGCAACTCATCTATCATATCGTCCTAACTTTGTCAACTACATGTTTAAAGACGACATGATATGTGACGGTATTGAAAACTGCCTACAGTATATTGACAACTTTGATCCAGAAAAATCTACTAATCCTTTTGCTTATTTTACTCAGATAATTTATTTTGCGTTTCTAAGAAGAATTCAAAAAGAGAAAAAGCAATTAGAAATTAAAACTAAATTATTAGAACGTTCTGGATTTGATGAAGTATTCGCTGCAGACGATTCCATCATGGGATTCAATATGTCTGATATGAATAGTATTAAAGAAAACCTTGAATATCGTAATAACCGATGAATTCTGCTATTATTACTGATCAACATCTTGACGGAAGAAAAGGATCTCAAGCTTTTTGGGAATTTTTTCTGAAGTTCTATGATGAAGTATTTTTTCCAACCTTAGAGCAAAATAATATAACAATTTTGTTTGATCTTGGAGATACTTTTGATAATCGTAAGTCTATAGATTTTGTAGCTTGGGACAGAATCAAAAGACATTATTATGATAGACTAGCAGATATGGGTATCCAAATTCATATGATTGTTGGAAATCACACTGCATATTATAAGAATACTAATAGAGTTAATACTCCATCTTTACTTTTAGATTCTTATAACAATATTACAATTTATGATGAAATTTGTGATATAGATGTTCTTGGCAATACCATTACTATGGTTCCCTGGATCAATTCTGAGAATCAAGCAAAAGTAATGGCTCATCTTCAGAGTACAAAATCTGAAGTTTTAATGGGTCATTTGGAAATCAATGGATTTGAAGCTCACCCAGGACATACGTTTGAAGGTGGACTTGAGCGAGATATATTTTCAAAATTTAAAAGAGTATTTTCTGGACATTTTCATCATAAGTCTAGAAATGATAATATTTACTATCTTGGCAATCCTTATGAAATGACTTGGAGTGATTACAATGAAGAAAGAGGATTTCATCTATATGATTTGGATGCGAGAAAACTCAAATTCATTCGCAATCCGTTTAAAATGTTTAGAAAATTTTATTACGATGATGTAAAAAATAATTATACGATTAGTGATTTTAGTCAGTATAAAGATACTTATCTAAAAGTTATTGTAGAAAATAAAACAGATCTTTATATGTTTGATAAAGTCATAGAAAAATTCTACAATATAGGAATTCATGATTTAAAAATTGTGGAAAATACTGAATTAATATCTGAAGATGGGGATACCGAAACTATAGAACACGAAGATACATTGACCACTTTACAAAGATATATAGAAGATATGAAAGATACTTACGATAAATCTAATTTAAAATCTATTATAAAATCAATTTACATCGAAGCTTCTGAATTTCAGTAATGTTCATATTAACTCTAAAAGACAAAAAAGAAGAAGGTGCCTATGCGGTAACAACATCTGATGGATCTAAAGTTCTTCAGATGTTTGTTGACGAGGATGACGCTTTGCGCTATATTGGTCTTCTAGAGGCAGATGGGTTTCCAGAAATGCAGTTGATTGAAATTGAAGAAGAAGATGCTGTTGCAGCATGTAAAAATTTTGGATATAATTACTGCATAATAACCCCAGATGATTTTGTAATTCCTCCTGATACTATTTCTCATGATTTTATTTAAGTCTATAACGTATTCAAACTTTCTTGCAGTAGGCAATACCCCAACAACAATCAATCTAAATGATGCAAATACTACTTTGATAGTGGGCTCTAATGGAGCAGGTAAAAGTACTATCATTGAGGCTATTGTATTTGCCCTCTTTAACAAGTCCTTTCGTAAGGTCAATAAAAACCAGTTAATTAACTCTATAAATGAGAAAGACTGTAAAGTAGACCTAGAGTTCAGTATAGGATCAAAAGAGTACAAAATTATTCGTGGACTGAAACCAAATATTTTTGAGATTTGGATTGATGGTCAGCTATTAGATCAAACTGCTGCAGCGTCAGATCAACAAAAATATTTGGAACAGAATATTCTAAAATTAAATTACAAATCATTTACTCAAATTGTAATTTTAGGTTCCAGTACTTTTGTTCCTTTCATGCAACTTCCTGCAGCACACCGCAGAGAAATTATTGAGGATCTTTTGGACATTCGTATCTTCTCAACAATGAATGTGATTCTTAAAGACAGAGTTAAAACCAATAATGATAACATTAAGTCTTATGAGAATGAAATTGAATTTCTAAAAGAAAAAGTCAAAATGCAAAAAGATCATATTGACTATATTAAAAATCAATCTCAAAAAAATATTGATGATAAAAAAATTCAAATAGAAGATTACGAGAAACAAATAAAAGAGTGCAATGAAACTTATGATAAAATTTGTGATGATCTTCAAGCTAAAAATCAAGAGCTTGCAAGTCTTCCAAAGATTAACATAAAAGAATTAGAAAAATATAGAACTAAATTTTTTACTAAACTATCTGATTATAAATCTAATATACAATTTTACGATCAAAATGATATTTGTCCAACTTGCAATCAAGATCTAACTGATAAAGTTAAGAGTAAGCACATTTCAAAATGTAATTCTGAAATAGAAAAACTTGAAACTTCAATTCAAGAAGTTGAAGTTAAAATTCAAGAGTCTCAAGAAATTATTGATAAGTCGCAGAAAATTTTGTCTGAAGTTAATGATCTAACTGTTCAAATGGCATCTCAAAACTATAAATGTAAAGGACTTACAAAATTCATTGATGCACTTCAAGAAGAAATTGAAAAAATTTCTGAATCAGATAAAGATATCGCAACTGAAAAACAAAAACTTACTGCACTAGCTTCTGAAGGTCTTGGTCTTCAAAAACAAGTAGATAAGATGAAATCAAATAAAATTTATTTTGAAATTATTTCTAGTTTGCTTAAAGATACTGGAATCAAATCTAAGATCATTAAAAAATATCTACCAGTAATGAATCAGCTGATTAATAAGTATCTTCAAATGATGGACTTCTATGTAAACTTTAATCTCGATGAGAATTTTGAAGAAACTATCAAATCCAGATTTAGAGATGAATTTAGTTACACATCTTTCTCTGAAGGTGAAAAAATGCGAATTGATTTGGCATTGATGTTTACTTGGAGAGCAGTTGCTAAACTTAAGAATTCTACAAATACAAATCTATTGATATTAGATGAAGTATTTGATTCTTCTCTTGATATTTCTGGAACAGAAGATTTTCTTAGAATTATTCGTGGAATAGATAGTGACACAAATGTATTTGTAATTTCTCATAAAGGAGATCTATTACATGATAAGTTTGAAAAAGTTTTACAATTTGAAAAGGTCAAGAACTTCAGCAAAGTAAAAGAGATATAAGGAATGCTTATGGTCCATCCCATTGACATGGTGGGGTGGACCTGTTACTATAAGTGCAACGAATTGAGGCACCTATGTCCGACATCCAACAGTCCAAAAGCATTCTTGCGAAACTTTTGGCAACCGAAAACCTTACTGTTGAGCATCGTTCTGTTTCCACTGCAAGTTTTGATACGCACAATCGAGTGCTAACTTTGCCTATTTGGGAGGGAACTTCTAATGATGTATATGATCTTCTTGTAGGTCATGAAGTTGGTCATGCCATCTATACTCCAGATTTGTATGGAAGTGATCTGAACCTTCCCCAGGGGTATCTGAATGTGATCGAGGATGCTCGTATTGAAAAGCTGATGAAGCGAAAGTATCCTGGTCTTGCTCGTGCATTCTATCGTGGATATTCCGAGCTACATGACAAAGATTTCTTTGAGATTGATTCTATTGATATCAATGAACTTAAGTTTATTGATAAAATTAATCTTTATTTTAAATTGGGCAATGTTAACGGAGGAGTTTTTATTAACTTTACTCCAGAAGAAAAAGTAATTATTACTAAAGTTGCGAATGCAGAAACTTTTGATGATGTAGTAAACATTGTCAAAGAACTTGTTGAGCACACTGAACGTGAAATAGAACTTGAAATTCAGATTGATCCATCAAATGGAGATGTTGCTGATGGAGAACTGGAAGAAACTGATTCTCAAAAAAATCAAACTCCCGATAGCAATGTGAGTGATAGTCAAAATCAGAATTCTACTCAATCAGATTCTGATAAAAAAGAAGATACTCCCAAAGAAGCTACTTCTTCATCTTCTAACAACTCTGGAAAGGAAGCTGACTTCACTTCGGATACTGATAATGCATGGTCTAAGAATCAACAACAACTTGCTAGTATGACAGGTAGTAATTATATCTACCTGACTCCTCCGACTATGAATATTGATAGTCATATCATTCCTTGGAAAGACTGTGCAAATGATCTTCCTAATATTTTCAAAGAAGTCATCAACGATGCGGGTACTTCTGGCCATAGGAATAAAACTTATTACCAGAATATGTTTAATAAAGCAGAGAATGATTACAAAAATTATAAGGATGAATGTAAGAAGTCAGTATCATATCTAATTAAAGAATTTGAAATGAAAAAGCGAGCAACCGAATATAATCGGTCTGCTACTGCTGGGACTGGTGTTCTTGATACCAATAAAATGTATTCCTACAAGTGGAATGATGACATCTTCAAGAAAGTAACTGTTGTTCCTAAAGGTAAGTCTCATGGTCTGATCATGTATCTTGATTGGTCTGGTTCCATGCAAGGGAATCTAGTAGGCACTATCAAGCAACTGTTCAACCTAATTCAATTTTGCAAGAAAGTTCAAGTTCCTTTTGAGGTATATTCCTTCAATGACAGAAATGTAGCAAAAAATTATGCTCAAATGTCTCGTAGTAAAAAGATTAAACTTGGAGATTCTCAGATTCATATTGGTGAAGATTTCCTATTGGTAAATTTCTTGAGCAGTAAAATGAATACTGCTCAACTGGAAAAACAAATGAAAAATATTTGGAAACTTGCACATGCTTTAGATCATCAATCATATCTAACTTATGGATATACTCATTATGATCTAGGAAGTACTCCTTTGAATGAATGTATTTTTGCTGCTATTGATGTATTTGATAAGTTTAAAAAAACCTACAAAGTAGATAAAGTGAACACAGTCTTTTTGACTGATGGCGAATCAAACTCAGTATCTTATAATCGCTCACCATATTCTGGACAAAGAAATATTGTTCATGCTGGTTGGCTTCAAGCTAATGATGTCCTGTGTCTTCAGGACAAAAAGAACAAAATTACTATGATGAATATTAGTAAGAATGGTAGTATGGGAATTACTGGTGCATTTGTAGATTATTATCGACAAGTCACTGGATCTAATGCTGTAGGCTTTAGGCTTATTGATTTCTATGGTGCCAAGTCTTTTGTTGCTCGTTATCTAAAAGATGAATTTTCTTCTTGGAGTGCTGTATCTGCAGAATGGGGAAACACAAGATCATTTACTGCAACCTCTCTAGGATATAATGAATTGTATTTTATTGAGATTGGAAATAGTACTCCTACTGATATCTCACCAGCTAGCTCATCGAGTCCACTAGTAACATTCAAGACTCAAATGAAAAAGAAAGCTTTCAATAAGATCATCTTATCGAAATTCATCGAGCAAATCGCTTGACACCCCACCCCTTCTGTCCTATACTACTTTCATACCAAACGAGGTAACTTCATTATGACTCAAATGATTGATCAGCTTGTCCAGAATCTGTCTGCTCTTTATGGTGAAACTGTCACACGCCAGCAACTTATTGAATACGCCGCAAGTTCAAATACTTCTCTCGCATCCATTTGTAAAACACTTGAACCTAACAAAACTAGTCGTGGAGTTTGGAATTTGACTGTAACTGAACAACTTGAAAAAACTTTTAATTCTATGTCTGCCACCCCTGCAACTCCAGTAGTTAGCTTTATTCCTCAGAAGGATAAGAACTATGTCTCGTTTGGCAACTTTACTGATGTAAAGCGAATCGTGAAGTCTGGCATGTTCTATCCTGTCTTTATCACTGGTCTCTCTGGTAATGGTAAGACTGTCAGTGTAGAGCAAGCATGTGCTCAACTGAAGCGTGAACTGATTCGTGTCAACATCACAATTGAGACCGATGAGGACGATCTACTGGGTGGTTTCCGTCTTGTTGATGGGGAGACTGTATGGCATGACGGTCCTGTTGTGAACGCTCTCAAGCGTGGTGCTGTGCTTCTTCTCGATGAGATCGACCTTGCCAGCAACAAGATTATGTGTCTACAGTCTGTTCTGGAAGGCAAGGGTGTTTTCCTCAAGAAGATCAATCAGTATGTAACTCCTTCTGCTGGGTTCAATGTGATTGCTACTGCAAACACTAAAGGTAAGGGTTCTGATGATGGTCGTTTCATCGGCACCAATGTGATGAACGAGGCTTTCCTTGAGCGTTTCCCAATCACCTTTGAGCAGCCTTATCCTTCAATGGCGACTGAGAAAAAGATTCTCATGAACCTTATGAATTCTTTTGAAGTTGTTGACGAGGAGTTTGTAGACAAGCTAATTGTTTGGGCAGACACCATTCGTAAGACTTTCTATGATGGTGGTGTAGATGAGATCATTACTACTCGTCGTCTTGTTCATATCATTCAGTCATTTGCTATCTTTAAGAATCGCAAGAAAGCAATCAATGTGTGTATCAATCGCTTTGATGATGACACCAAGAGTTCTTTCCTAGATCTCTACAAGAACATTGATGCTTCTGATCTGGACACTACTGAAGAAGCTACCCCAGAAACTACCGAAGAGGTACTTGACACCGCCGCCTGATTGCGGTATACTAAGGGGAGTTTCTCTCCCCATTTTTTATTTGGAGATTTAATTATGCAATGGAAGTACAACGAGGAAAAGATCCTCAAAGACATTGAAGAGTATGTAGTCAGCACTTATCATGGTCATTACTGTGGTGACGAACAAGGATATGATGACATTCAGACTATTGATTTGATGGCAGCTAAAGGTCTTGCTGCTCCTTTTTGTCAAGCAAATATCCTTAAGTATGGCAGCCGATATGGTGATAAGGATGGACTTAACAAGCGAGACCTTCTCAAAGTAATTCATTATGCCATGCTCCTGCTTCATTTTGATAAGCATTATTCTCGCACACAAAACGGTCTTCAAGAATTTAAGTGATTATGAAAATTTCAACCGAAACTCTCAATGTTCTCAAAAACTTTTCTGCTATCAATTCATCAATTGTGGTAAAAGCAGGAACTAAAATTCGTACCATTTCTCCAGTTAAAAATATTCTTGCGGAATATATTTGCTCTGAAGAATTTGAACAGGATTTTGCACTCTATGATCTGAATGAATTTCTTGGTGGTCTGACTCTGTTCAAAGATCCAGAATTTGTTTTTGATAATACCAGTTATGTCACCATCAAAAGTGGTCGTTCTAAAGTAAAGTATTTTTTCTCAGATCCTAGCCTGATTACGGTTGCTCCAGATAAAGACATCGTGATGGGAGGAGAACTTGTTGAGTTTGAATTGAGTGAAGAAGTTCTTTCATCTCTTCTTAAGGCATCTAGTGTATATCAGCTCAGCGATCTATCATTGATCGGAAATGATGGAGAAATTAATTTAGTTGTCCGAAATAAGGACAATGACACGTCAAATAATTTTTCTGCCAAAGTTGGAGAGACTGATAAAGAGTTTACTTTTAATTTTAAAATTGAGAATATTAAAATCATTCCAGACGTATATAAAGTACTTGTATCTTCTACAAATATTTCTAAGTTTACAAGTTCTAAATATAATCTGACCTATTGGATTGCACTTGAACCAGATTCAACTTTTGGAGGTTGATTGAATGATTGGTAATGATTTTTTGTGGGTGGAGAAGTACAGACCACAGAAAGTGAGTGACTGTATTCTTCCAAAAAGTGTAAAGCAAACTTTTCAAAATTTTGTAGATAATGGAGAAATTCCAAATCTACTTTTGTGTGGTCCCCCAGGAATTGGAAAAACCACAATTGCAAAAGCATTATGTAAAGAATTGGGAGTAGATTTTTATGTCATCAACGGATCTGATGAAGGACGATTTTTGGACACGGTACGGAACCAGGCAAAGAACTTTGCTTCGACCTTATCACTTCAAGGAAATGGTAAACCAAAAGTCATCATCATTGACGAAGCAGATAATACAACCAACGACGTTCAACTCCTTCTACGGGCTAATATTGAGACGTTTCATAGCAACTGCCGATTCATCTTTACCTGCAATTACAGGAATAAGATCATCGAGCCCCTACAAAGTAGATGTGCAGTATTCGACTTCAATATTACAGGAAAGGACAAGCCAAAGGTCGCAGGAGAATTTTTCCAGCGTATCAGGGCTATTCTTGAGGAAGAAAGCGTTGAGTATGATGAAAAAGTTGTTGCAGAAGTAATTAATAAATTTTTTCCTGATTGGCGTCGGGTTTTGAATGAACTTCAGAGATATTCTTCTGGAGGAGTTATTGATACTGGTGTCCTTGCATCAGTATCAGATATAAATCTCAAAGATCTTGTCAAATCTTTGAAGGATAAAAATTTTGGTAATGTTCGTAAATGGGTTGTTGAAAATTTAGATAATGATGTGAATGCAATCATTCGTAAAATTTACAACACAATGTACGAATCATTAGAGCCTCACTCAATACCACAAGCTGTATTGATTTTTGCTAAATACCAATACCAAGCTGCTTTTGTTGCTGATCAAGAGATTAACACTTTGGCTTGCTTTACTGAACTGATGTGTGATTGTAAATTCAAATGAGGTTAAATTTTTGTGTTATATGTGGAGTTGATGACGACTTAAATCATCATCATGTAGTCCCTCTTTCTTTGGGGGGACAAGATTGTGAGGAAAATATAATAACATTATGTTGCACTCATCATGATTGGATTCATAATATACAAAGACACAGAAATTTAAAATTTATTGAATTAGTTAAAGCTGGTCAATTAAAATCAAATAAACCTAACAGATTTGGTGGCAGACCACCTCATTCCCAAGAAAAAATTAATGAAATAATAAAATTGTGGGAGAGTGGTATGTCTTATAGACAAATAAGAAGTAAATTAAAAATTTCCATTGCCACAGTGCAAAAATATGTTACATTACACAAATCAAAAATTAAATTGCCAAAATGAACGTAAAACTGATTCGTATGTCCTCTGGTGAGGATTTAATTGCTAATGTAGTCAAAGAAAACTTTGATGTAATTGTTGTCGAGAATGCAATTGTTGGAGTTCCTACTGGACAAGGAACTCTCGGGTTTGCTCCATGGTCTCCAATGATTAGTAAAGCACAAACTGAAATTACCATAGGTAGAAAGTTTGTGGTATATATTGCTGAAGCAGATGAGAGTATTGTAGATCAATACACTAAAATGTATAGTAATATTATTACTCCAGATAAAAAAATTATTGTGTAATTTTAAATTGACATGAAAGAAGAATGGAGAACGGTTCGCCTACGTAATGGCAAGGAAAATCAGTGGTATTCCATATCAGATCATGGAAATTTAGTTAGTCATTTAAGAAATAGATCACTGGGAAACCTAGGATTTGATCGTAGCTATGATCCTATGATGACTAAAAATATTAAATTTAGTACAAGATTTCATAAAACAGACGGATCTATTAAATGTTTGTATGTGAAATTAACTTGTCCTCCTGATATGTTTGAAAATTATAATTATTTTGTTAACAATCGCTCCACCAATGTATTAAAGGAAGTTTTTGCACATCAATTGGTGATGTGGGCTTTTAAACCAATGGATACTCATCCACCAGATAGACTAAAACCATATTGGAACGATATTCCAGAACCTGCAAAGGATTGGATTAAAGAGTGTTCATTGATTAATCATAAAGATCATAATCCAGCAAACAATCATATTGATAATTTAGAATGGGTAACACCTGAAGAAAATTCTCATAAAGCTGTACAATTTTATGGTGGAAACGTTGTGAACAAAGGCAAGATAACTTCAGTTGTTAATACTTCAAACTATGTAAATCCTCTTGCTGCTTTATTAGATGATGTATGAGTTAAAAGATTATTTAAATTCCATCAATATTTCCAAACAAAATTTGATGGAATCAAATGAGTATTGTGAAAACACCTACCCTCCATATGTAATTAATAGGTGTTTTTCTGGATTTATGGACACTATTTTAATATCAAATGAAATGAATCTAAATTCTCATTTAGATAAGAAACTTCAATATGATTTTTATATAAATATTATCAGACCAAAGAAACGTTTCTCTCCTTGGTTAAAGAAAGAGAAACTCGATTCTCTGGAATCTGTAAAGAAATATTATGGATACAGTGATGAAAAAGCCAAAATGGCTTTGAAAATATTAACAGAAGAACAACTTGAATTTATCAAATCTAAATTGAATCGTGGAGGGAAAAGATGAACACTGATAGTGAAGTGAGTTGGTCGCCAGAACAAATGGTTGAAGTAACTCTAGGGGAACCAGACGACTTTTTAAAAGTCCGAGAAACTTTAACTCGTATTGGAGTTGCTTCTCGCAAAGAAAAAAAATTATATCAATCATGCCATATTTTGCATAAGCAGGGCAAATATTATATTGTACACTTTAAAGAGCTATTTGCTCTTGATGGAAAACGAGCCAATCTTTTCCAAAATGATGTACAAAGAAAAAACAGAATTGCACAGTTACTCCAAGATTGGGGTCTTGTGAAAATTGTAAATTTGGAACAAGTAGCAGATGCAGCTCCGTTGAGTCAAATTAAAGTTTTATCATTTAAAGATAAACATGAATGGACTCTTGAAAGTAAATATAATATTGGTAAGAAAAAACAACCAGAATGAAAAAGGGGGCTATGTGCCCCCTTTCTTTTTATCCAAGAGTTGCAATATAATATTGTGCTTCCTGGAGTCTCTTCTGTTTTTGAATTTGTTTACGGATTACATTCAACCAGTTCATTTTGCTACCTCCTGATTTTTGCAAGGACGGTAGGCAACGCCACGATAAGTATTTTGTGGATGTGCTGGTGCATGTGTTTGGGAATACCAACGCTGATATTCTTGCTTAGGGGTGTCAGTATTATACTGACAACCACGATAGGTTGCTTGTGACATTAGGGTTCTCCTTAAGTGTTATGTTAAAGAGCGTTCCTTCAGTCGGCTTTTGCGTCCCATGTGGGATGAACGATCCGTTCCGAGTCGGCTTACTTCCGTCTGCATTCGCTATTCGCAAATAGCAGATGAACGTATTAATATATAGGCAATTAAAATTGTAACTTTTGATACAGTTTAATCTCTTTGTCTCCAGTCTTCTGGTTTGTCCCTACCTTCACTGAAAAAATCTACAATATCATCTACACTATCAAATCCAGATTTGCCAAATCTTTCATTGCCCAATCCTCCAATGTCAAGTTGATTTAAAAAATCATCCATATCTCCTTCTTGCATATGTGGATTTTCTGCTTTCCTTCTTGCTTGACGAAGCATCGTGCCTGCTGTGCGATTCGCTTTTGCAAGTTTTTCTGCCCATATAATATCTTGCAAAGACACTTCATTTCCTTGCACGATATTGTCACAAATTGATTGCAATTTAAGTCTGTAATTTGTAGAGAGCATAATATGTGTACTGATTATACTGTATTTATTTTCGGAAATCCGACCTGGACATTTTGAATGATTTATATATATAATTGTGAAGAGATGCCTTCGGGGTCTCTATAAAAACTCTCGCTTACTAAGGAGATTAAGAAGATGAAATTCACCACTCAATCACTAGATTCATTTTGGAACGATTACGCTCCACTCGCTGTAGGTCTGGATGAAATGTTTAACCGACTCGATGCTATGCAGCATTCGGTAAACGTAAACTATCCTCCTTACAATATAGTCAAACATGACAACAGTAACTACACAGTTGAAGTCGCTCTTGCAGGATTTACACCAGAAGAGATTGAAGTCTTTACAGAACAAAACGTTCTCACAATTACCAGCAAAGTTGAGGAACGAGATACTTCAAGACAGTATGTACACAAAGGTCTGTCGAAACGTTCCTTCACACGTAAGATACAACTCTCCGATGAACATAGAGTATCCTCTGTGAATTTTGAACATGGTTTACTATCTGTAGATATTGAAAGAATCATTCCAGAACATCAGAAGAAAACTAATTGGTCTATTCCTGGAGCAAAATCCGACCCAAAGTTCCTAACAGAAGACCGAGATTCAAACTTCCCTGGAGAAAATACAGTTAAATAAATAGAACTGGGAAATCCCCAAATATCGTCGGCACAGACCCACCCTGGCAACTATCAGGGATTGGGTCTTTTTACTTGACAAAGCAGCTAGATGATGCTATCATACATAGAGATGTTCCAATGGAGCTTACCATGAATATTAAATTAATTCAACTGATCAACAATGAGTATATTATCTGTGAATATGACGAGTTGGATGAGGAACCTTCTCTTCATATGAAAAATCCTTATCGAGTTATTGATATAACTTATTGGGATTATAAAGAGGGCGACTCACATGAACCCCCAGAGAATACTATTCTATTAGGTGTTTCGACAGAAAAAAATATTAAAGACGGAATAGAGACTATATGTACTCAAACGGATTATGTTCAACTAGAGCAATATCCAAAATACACTAATGATGTAGATATTCTTCTCAATTCCGATAAGATTATGACCATCATTGAACCAAAACCTGAAATTCTCAATCTGTATACTCAACTGATTTCTAAATGAGGTTTTACACCAACGTACAACTGATCAAAGATGTGATTCATTATAGGGGGTATAATAATGGAATTAAGGAAATTTATCAAGATAAATTTTCTCCTACTTTATTTGTACCCTCAAATAAATCTTCTAAGCATAAAACTCTAGATGGCCAGGATGTAGCCCCAATCAAATTTGATAAAACAAAAGAGGCTAAAGAGTTTTTAAAAAAATATGAAGATGTAAATAATTTTACTGTATATGGATACGAAAGATTTTTGTATCAGTATATTGCGAATGAATTTCCAGAAGAAGAAATTAAATTTGATATTTCTTCTATGAATATTGTATCTCTAGATATTGAGGTTGCTTGTGAAAATGGATTTCCAAATGTTCAAGCCGCTGCAGAAGAAATTCTTTGCATCACCGTAAAAGATATTAACACTAAACAAATTATTGTTTGGGGTACTAGAGAGTATGAAAATACTCGATCTGATGTCGAGTATAGAGTATTTTGGACTGAGCAAGAACTATTGACAAACTTTTTGAATTGGTGGGTTCAAGATACTCCAGATGTTGTTACTGGATGGAATGTTTATTTGTATGATATTCCATACATTATGCGTCGTCTAGAGAAAGTTCTTTCGACCAAACATATGAAGTCAATTTCTCCTTGGACAGTTGTTACCAACAGAGAAGTTGTAATTATGGGTCGTGCTCATATTATCTACGAAGTTGCAGGAATTTCGGTACTGGATTATCTTGATTTGTATAAAAAATTCACTTACACAACTCAAGAGTCATACAGACTAGATCATATTGCATTTGTAGAACTTGGAGAGAAAAAATTAGATCACTCTGAGTTTGAAAATTTCAAAGAATTCTATACAAAAGATTGGCAGAAATTCATCAATTACAACATTCATGACGTAGAACTTGTTGATCGCATGGATGATAAAATGAAATTGATTGAGCTTGCAATTACTATGGCATATGACGCCAAAGAAAATTTTGAAGATGTATATTCTCAAGTAAAGACTTGGGATAATATTATTTTCAATTATCTGAAACAAAAAAATATTGTAGTTCCTCCCAAGGTTATTCAAAAGAAAGACTATGCATACGAAGGTGCATATGTTAAAGATCCTATTGTTGGTAAGCATGATTGGGTTGTCAATTTTGACTTGAATAGTCTATATCCCCATTTAATCATGCAATATAACATTTCACCCGAAACACTACTGCATGAAAGATTTCCATCTATTAATGTAGATAAACTTCTATCCCAAGAGATAGATACAAGTTCATTGGATTGCTGCACAGTTTGTGCAAATGGTGCAATGTATGATACTCATGAGCAGGGATTTCTTCCTAAGCTCATGGAGAAGATCTATGAGGATCGCACCATTTATAAGAATAAAATGATTGCTGCCAAACAGCAATACGAAAAGACTCCAACGATTGAGTTGAAGAAAGAAATTGCCCGCTGTAATAACATTCAGATGGCACGTAAGATTCAACTGAACTCTGCTTATGGTGCTATCGGAAATGAATACTTTAGGTACTTCCTAATTACGAATGCAGAAGCAATTACTTTATCTGGACAGCTTTCGATTCGTTGGATCGAGATTAAAATGAATAAGTATCTAAATAAAATTCTTAAGACTGAGAATGAAGATTATGTTATTGCTGCAGATACTGATTCCATTTATCTTAATATGGGTCCTTTGGTCGAAAGTGTATTCAAAGGAAGAGAGACGACTACTGAAAAAATTGTCAATTTCCTTGATAAGATCTGTAAGGTGGAACTTGAAACTTATATTGAAAGTTGTTACCAAGAACTGGCAAAGTATGTAAATGCTTATTCTCAGAAAATGAAAATGAAACGTGAGAATATTGCGGATAAGGGAATCTGGACTGCAAAAAAACGTTACATTCTCAACGTGTGGGATTCTGAAGGTGTAAGATATGAGAAGGCAAAAATGAAGATCATGGGTCTGGAGACTGCTAGATCATCTACACCATCTTACTTTCGTGACAAGTTGTATAAAGCGTTTGAAATTATTCTAATGAAGGATAATGATGTGCTAATCAACTTCATTAATAAAGTTAAATTAGAAACTAGGAAAGAAGATATTGTCAATATTTCCTTTCCTCGCAGTTTAAATAATCTAGACAAATATAAGGGATCATCTACATTGTATGCTCCAAAGACTCCAATTCAAGTTAGGGGAGCTATCATGTATAATCATTTAGTTAAAAAATTAAAGATTGCCAATAAGTATCCTTACATTCAGGAAGGAGAAAAAATCAAGTTTGTGTATTTAAAAACCCCCAACCCAATTCAAGAAAATGTGATATCATATTTTCAAACACTTCCGCAAGAGTTTAATGTTCATAAGTATATTGACTATGACATGCAATTCTCAAAGAGTTTTTTAGAGCCATTGAATTCTGTGCTAAATTCTATTGGCTGGGTTTCCGAAAGACGGGGAACATTAGAAGCATTTTTGTAAATTATTATTAGGAGTTAATCATGAGTTTCTTAAATAGTGTTATCAAAGAGTTGGATAATGAGTATGCAGGAATCGTCGAAGATGGAGTCGCCGCAGGAGATTGTAGCGGCTTTGTTGACACTGGGAGTTTTATCTTTAATGCTCTCCTTAGTGGCAGTATTTATGGGGGGCTACCTAACAACAAGATTACAGCTCTCGCTGGTGAGTCATCTACTGGAAAAACTTTCTTCGCTCTCTCAATCGTTAAATATTTCCTTCAACAAAATCCTACGGGAGAAGTAATTTATTTTGAAACTGAGTCTGCAATCACTAAGGAAATGATGACTAGTCGTGGTATTGATGCCAGGAGAGTTGGTCTAGTTCCAGTGTCTACAGTTCAGGAGTTTCGTACTCAATCAATCAAAGTTGTTGATGAGTACATGAAAATAGCCAAGAGTGATCGCCCTCCCCTGATGTTTGTGCTAGACTCTCTGGGGATGCTTGCGACCACCAAGGAGATCGAGGATGCTTCTGCAGGCAAGGAGACCAGGGATATGACACGATCACAGGTGATCAAGTCTGTGTTCCGAATTCTGTCTCTTAAACTGGGTACTGCTGGCATTCCTATGATTGTCACAAATCACACTTACGATGTAATTGGTTCATATGTTCCAACTAAAGAAATGGGTGGTGGATCTGGTCTGAAATACGCAGCTTCTACTATCATCTATCTTTCAAAATCAAAAGAAAAAGATGGAACTGAAATTGTAGGTAACATCATCAAATGTAAAGCATTTAAATCCAGGTTCACAAAAGAAAATTCTCTAATTGAAACGAGGTTGTTTTATGATGAACGAGGACTGGACAAGTATTATGGATTATTGGAACTGGGTGAGAAGTACGGAGTCTTCGTTAAATCTGGTAATCGTTATAAAATTGGGGATACTTCTGTTTATCCTAAGACAATTCTTAATGAACCTGAAAAATACTTCACGCCAGATGTAATGCAAGCCCTAGATGAATGTGCTAAAAAGGAGTATAGTTATGGTTCATTTGAATGAATTTATTCAAATTCATGAAAATGTATTGACTCCTGAGCAATGTTCATTTCTCATAACTACATTTGAATCTTCAGAATCAAAAGAAAAAATCTCAAACAATGGAGTGCCAAATTTCACTCAATATAATTTAACATCTGATTTATCATCTCACAATCAAGAAGTTAAATCCCTGCATAATGATTTAATACGAATCGTTTACAAGTATAGAGATGAATATTACAAATTTGTTGACAGAAGATGTTTTCCTGAGAAACATGCTTTTGAGCAATTCAGAATTAAAAAATACTTAAATGATGGGAATGATAGATTTGACACTCATGTAGATGTTTCTACCTATGAAACTGCAAGAAGATTTTTATCTTTCTTTTGGTATTTGAATGATGTTGAAACGGGAGGAGAAACCATATTCCAGGATTTGACAATAGTTCCAAAAGCAGGTACTATGGTAATCTTCCCTCCTTTATGGATGTTCCCTCATCGAGGAAATCCCCCAATTAGTGGGGAGAAATATTTGTTAAGTACTTATCTGCATTACGTATGAAAATTGAAGTTAAAATTTTATCTAATTTAATTTATAATGAAAAGTATGCCAGAAAAGTAATTCCTTTTATTAAGGAAAACTATTTTGATGTTCTTTCTGAAAAGGTAATTTTTCAGGAAATGTATAAATTTATTATGAAATATGATGATATCCCTACCAAATCAATTTTGAATATCGAAGTTGAAAATAGAAGGGATATCTCTGACGACATGTTTCAATCTTCAATTCAATTAATTAATGAATTGAAAGAAGAGCAAGATGATGAACAATGGTTGCTAGACACCACAGAAAAGTGGTGTAAAGATAGAGCTGTATATCTAGCGTTACTTGAATCTGTAAAAATTGCAGATGGAAAAGACAAAACTAGAACCAAAGATTCTATTCCTTCCATTTTATCTGATGCTCTTGCTGTATCATTTGATGACCATATTGGTCATGACTATATCCTAGATTCTGATTCACGATATGATTTCTATCACAAAAAAGAACACAAAATTCCATTTGATATTGACATCCTCAACAAAATTACTAAAGGTGGGCTCCCTAACAAAACTCTTAATATCGCACTTGCTGGTACAGGCGTCGGGAAATCTTTATTCATGTGCCATGTGGCTAGCTCCGTCTTGTTGCAAGGACGGAACGTTTTGTACATTACGCTTGAAATGGCAGAAGAGCGAATTGCTGAACGAATTGACGCAAATTTATTGAATGTTGCTATTCAAGATATTGTAGATCTTCCAAAGACAAGTTACGAATCTAAATTAAATAAACTTCAGGAAAAAACCAGGGGAAAACTTATCATCAAGGAATACCCTACAGCATCTGCACACGTTGGACATTTCAAATCTTTATTGAATGATTTAGCTCTCAAGAAGGGATTCCGACCAGATATTATTTTCATTGACTATTTAAATATTTGTGCATCTGCTAGGTATAAAGGTACTCTAGTAAACTCATATACATATGTAAAAGCTATTGCTGAAGAGTTGCGTGGTCTTGCTGTGGAGTGCAATGTTCCTATTGTTTCTGCAACACAAACAACTCGTCAAGGTTATGGTAACTCAGATGTTGAGCTTACTGATACCTCGGAATCATTTGGTCTTCCTGCTACTGCTGACTTTATGTTCGCCCTTATTAGTACAGAGGAGCTTGAAGGACTAAATCAAATTATGATCAAACAGTTAAAAAATCGTTACAACGATCCAACCTCGTATAAGAGATTCGTCGTGGGTATTGACAGATCCAAGATGAAGCTGTATAATGTTGAGGACAGTGCTCAGAAAAACATCACTGATTCTGGTCAAGATGAAGAATATGAGTACAATGACAAACCATCTAAACCCAAAACAAGAACATTTGACGGATTTAAAGTATGACCAAAAAACTAATTAGTCTCGATGCATACCAGCAATTTGTTGGAGACACCACAAGTATCTACTCCAGCAATCCAGAAGAATTTGTAAATAAAGTAAATGAACTAAGTCGTAAGTCACCCGAAGACCACGCAAACGGAGTTGGTGTTGATTTAAACCAACTTCTAACTGCAGCGATTGGAATGACTGCAGAAGGAGGAGAGTTTGCTGAGATTGTAAAGAAGATTGCATTTCAAGGTAAGCCATACAACGATCAATCCCGTACTCATATGATCAAAGAACTGGGTGATGTAATGTGGTATATTGCACAGGGATGTATTGCACTTGGAACAAATATTGAAGAAGTTCTTGAAGTTAACGTGGAAAAACTAACTTCACGTTATCCTGAAGGTGCATTCCGTGTGTTCCGATCCGAGAACAGGCAAGAAGGAGATATCTGATGAAACTGAATGATTGTCTGAAGGATTTGTTTGGTAAAAACTCTACAATGATTTTGTCTGAGGTTAGTAAACTACGATCTCTCGGACAATCATTTAATTTCACCGTATCGCAATATAAGATGTTTACTATTGCACTTAGAAATGCAGAAATGTCCATACAAAAAAATTCTGCATTTCTAAACTTTATTTTTAAAAATCAAAATTTTTATCTGTTTATTATATTTAAATCTTTCATTGATACTGAAAATAAATTGGATACCTTTGAAGAATATTATACAAAGCTAACCACAAAAAATAAAAATGCTAAGTATCCACTAGACTTTTTTAAATTATATAAAAACAATTTTGAAGAACTCTATAGACTTGCAGATTATCTAAAAACTGCAAAATCCATTGTCATGACTAATATTTAACCTAAATAATAAATGTAGAACTTTTGTTTTTGATGAAAACATTTAGACAATTTATAACAGAAGCACGAACTCCTGCAGGCAAAGAAGCAGAGAAAAAAGGTCTCATCCACACAGGGAAGGGATACTATTCTAATGCAAAAGGAGAAATAGTAGCTAAGAGTGAGAAGGGTGGACAAAAATTAGTTTCTATTACTAAAGACGAAAAGAAAAAATTAAAAAATGGCGAGCCGTTGATGGGACCATCTTCAGCGGCAGATGTTCAAAATCTTCCGCAGAAACCTGAACCTGAACCTGCAAATGCAGAAGAACCACAAGAACTTGAGCATGGTGAGGGTCCTGCTGTTGTCATTACCTTCGGAAGATTCAATCCTCCTTCACTTGGACATGAAAATTTATTGAATGCAGTTCAAGAACATGCAGAAGAATTGGAAGCTGAATACAGAATTTACCCAAGCAGATCGTCGGATAAAAAGCAAAATCCACTAGACTTCAAAACAAAATATAATATTCTTCAGCATGTATTTCCAGATCATGCAGAGAATATTATTAATGATCCTGAGAATGGAGATAATATTTATGACATTTTAACTTCTTTACATGATGAGGGATATCATCATGTTATTATTGTATGTGGAGAAGAGAATGTTCAAAAGTATGAAAAAATATCACAGAAATACAACGGAAGTGTATATGACTTCTATGGGGTAGAAGTTGTAAGTGCAAATATGAAAGATCCTGATGATGATAAAACAGAAGGGATTACAAGTTCAATGATGCGTAAAGCAGCACTTGAAAATGATTATGAGACTTTTAAACAAGGACTTCCTGGAAATGTATCTAAAAAAGAGTGTCGTGCAATTTATATGCAAGTTAGAAAGTCTCTTAATTTAAAAGAAGAGTTATGGAAGATTGCACCTAATTTAGACATTGACAATCTTCGTGAAGAATATTATCAAGGAAATATTTTTAATATCGGAGAAAAAGTTCAAGATATTGTTACTGGAATACAAGGAAAAATTGTTACTAGAGGATCTGGTTATGTAATTTTTGTAGATGAACAAAAGAAAATTCATCGTACATGGATTAAAGATCTGAGTTATCATCCAGGTCCATTAGAGATCGGAACCGACGATTACAGAGAATACTTGCAGAAAATGCATCCGACAGAACCTGTGAAGTCATTTACTAAAGGTAAGCGAAAGGATAAATAATAATAAATAGAACTTCAATAACGGTCAGAATATGGATTTATCTATTGTCTCCCAGTTCATGTCACTTACTCCCGACATGATGTATAAGGCTACTAAGATGGTGGAATCTGCAGCTGCATATTTCCCAGGTGATGCGGAATCTCAAGAAGAGTATCTAAGAGAAAATCTAATTGATCAAACTCTTGACTATGCCCTAACTCTTCTTGAAGATAAAAAAGTTAGAGATTACATGGGCGTTGCTGTTTACACAAATGGCACAACATTCAGTGCTCCAACTCTGGCACTTTATAATGTGGCTTCTATGCCAGAAATGAAGCAACGTATTCAGGCAAAGTTAAATGCTAAGGGTGGACAAAGGAACGAAGAAGTTGAAGTTATTGATGAGAAGAAAAGACCTAAACTAAAGGGTCGTAAGTTCAATGGCAAGAATCCTTGGTGGAATTCTGATGGAGATGACAAACCATATGAGCCAGGTGATGATGTCAAGAAGACCAGAAAAGAAGCTGTAGATTATGTTGCTGAACTCTGGAGAAATAGACAACTTCAAGAAGATGAAACTGTAGATGAGGCAATGCGTCCTGGTCCTCGTCAGAGAAAACTGGCGGGTAAGCAGTATCAGACATATGGAGTAACTACAAGAGATAGAGCAAATGCTCATAATATTGCAGTTCGTGGTGATGGTCCTGGAACACCTGGGTATGAAAAGAAATCCACTGGTGGTAAAGGTGCAAGATATGCTGGGTATGGCGATCAGGGAGCTGGAAACAAAGCACGTCGTCGTTCTGGTTTAGAGCCACTCAGAGGCACCAGAGATCCTAGAAATGAAGAGTTCACCGTAGAAGCAAAGAACAAAGAAGGCAAAGAGCAAGGTGCTGATGGCAAAGCTTGCTGGAAAGGTTATAAGTATGCTGGTACTGAAAAGGGTAAAGATAAGTGCGTACCAATGGAAAGTGTTGCTGAATTTGCAGCAGAATATTTTATTTCAGAAGGTCTCAATGAATATGGTATTGATATTCTAATTGAAGAAATGGGTATTGATGCTTTCTGTGATTATGTAGAAACACTTGCACAGGAAGAGGAAGTTCTATTAGAATGGAGAAGAGGTGCTGGTGGTACTAAGGTACGTGGCTCTGGAATGTCCAAGTCTGGCAAGTCAATTGGCTCATTAAAAGGTGGCGCTAAAGCATCAGCTATTCGTGGAACCGCAGAACATAAAGGAAGAAAGGCAGAAAAAGAAAAAGAAGGAAGTAAGTCATCGGGAATGACTGCTGCTCTTAAGAGTCAGTCTAAAGTTGCAAATGCTAAGAAATCTCAGCCAGCAACTAAATCAACACCAACACAAACTAAAGAAAAGGCAAAAGGTGGGATTCTTGGAGCACTTAAAGCAAGAGCAGAAAAGGATATTAAATCAGTTCAACAATCAGTAAATACAGTAAGACAGGTAGGTGCAAGACGTGCTGCAGAAGTTAAAGCAACTTATGATGCTGTTAGAGCAAAAGGTAAGGAAGCCGAAAAATCAGCGGCTGCAACTAGAGCAAGAAGAAAAGCAACTGTCGCTGCTGGTAGAGCAGCTCAAGCAGCAGGTAGAACTGCAGTCAAGGCTGCGGGAGCTGCTGGAGCGGCTGCAGGACAAGCAGTAGCAGCTAGAAGATCTGGAGCAACTGCAGCACAAGCTGCTGGGAGAGCTGCTGGAACCTTTGTTAAAAAGATGAAGAAAGAAGAGAAAGAACTTCTAACACGTTACTTCATTGAATCCGAAATCGCATTTAATTATGATGAAGTCCAGGAAATCTTTGAAACTCTTGATCAGGAGCACTTTGATTATTTCCTAGAGCAAGCAACATTGATGGTAGAAGAGTCTGGTCCATCAGCTCGTGAACTAATTGAAGAAAAATTACAAAATTCATTTGACATCGAAAGATTTACTTTTGCAGACTGGAGGCAGTTAACTGAAAAAAAGTCTAGTGATGATGATGCGACTGGAAAATTTGTTAGTTTGACTCAAACCAATAGAACTGATAATACTCCAGATGTAAAAGGAAAAAGAAAAGATGGTGTGATCATCAATCCTCAAGTTGATATGCGTAGAGAAGAAGTTGAGCAAATTGATGAAGTATCTCCTCCAGGTGCAAAATTTAAAAGAATGGCTAAGCATATCAAAGCTGGTTATGCTGAAGATGGTCTAACTAAACGAGAAAAGGCTATTGCATTTGCAACTGCTTGGAAACAATATAAGAAGCAGGAAGAGCAAGTTGATCCCGAAGCCGCTAAAAGTGCAGCACAAAGTCAACAAAGAATGAAATCTCAACAGCAGATGCAGAGAAAGCAATTAATGCTTCAACAGCAAAGATTGCAAATGCAAAAGCAAGGAAAACTTCCAATGGGTCATATGGAAGAGGTTGAGCATGTTGACGAAGCAAATAGATATGCTAAGGAAACTGGAAAGAGCTTCAGAACTGGCAAACCAACTGTACAAGGTGGAACTGCTAAGAATGATAAAGCATTCCAGATGATTTCTAAAATGATGGGTTCTAGTAGAGCTGGTGTTCAACCAAGAGGACAAAAGAAAGTTCCTGGTAAAAAGCCTCCAGAGGCTGGCAAGTATGGTTCTGAAAGAGAATCTCCTGCACAAACAGTTGCAAAACGTCGTGCAGCTGCTCAAAGAGCTAAGGATAACATGTCATCAAGATTTGACTGAAATAAATATAAGAGAATCCTTTCTGGAGAAAAATCATGGGAGTATTAGTAGAAGTAGTGAAGCCACTACTATTAGCAGCAATGAATAGTTGCCATACAAAAAAGCTAGTTTGTGAACTAATTGATCGTTATGTTGCCACAACTGATAATGATATTGATAATGTAATTGCAGCAACTGTAAGAACTGCACTTCTTAGAGATTGTAAGTGATTGAATGTTTAATAATGAACTGGGGAGTAAGTCTAATATTAGCTTTACTCCTCAGCTTTTCTGAATATCTTGGTAAAACAAAAAGATTTAACGAAAATACAATAATAGATTTTACAAAAAACACTATTAAAAAGCTTCTGGGGAGGTGACTCCCCATTTTTTATAAATATTAATAGAAAAAATATTTTTCAGAGGATTGTTAAATGTCTCTATACGGAAGAACTGATTCTAACGCAAATAAAGCAAAAGCAGAAATAGGTATTGCTGCATCTTCTCAAGCAAAGACGATTGTGTTTGTTGATGAAACTGAAGCTCAACTAAATGAAAATCGTCAGCGTGGAATTGATGGTCCTGGTTGGTGGTCATATTTTACATATACCGACAACGCAGGAAACACTCGTCATAAAGCTGAAAAATTAGTTGCATTGGCAAATCCAGATACCAATGCAAATGAAACTCAGTCTGATGACACTATTGCAGCAGACGTGGCATCTTCAGTAACTATTACTGTACAGCCAGCATCTGCAACTACAGTTTCAGGTGATGCATCATTCACTTTAACTACAACAACTACTGGCACTCCAGGAACTCTAGCCTATGTTTGGCAGAGACTAGCTTCTGGTTCAAGCCGCTGGGTAAATATTACATCAACACTTGATGGTTCAATTTATTCAGACTTTACAACTGACACTCTTTTAGTATCTGGTGTAACTGATGATTCCCTAGATGGAACTTCATATCGTGTGAAGATTACTTCAGCAGGTGGTACTGAAGAAGTAATTTCCAATGGCGCTGCAACATTAACATTTGGCGATTGATAACATATGAGATTTAATGAATTGAATGAAGATAACTTTTTGTTATTTGCAATTAAAAATTATGACAATCCAAATGCAATGACAAAAGATGATTTTTTTGAAGACCTGAAAAGATTTAAGTATATTAAAAGATTACTTAAACGATATGATAAAACAGGAATTCTCAAAACTCATCTTTTGTTAAATCATATTATTGTTGTTTATAATATTTTTGGTGATGCGGCAACTCCAATATTGTTTTTTAAAATAGAAAACCAATATTGGAAATATTTGAAATCATTTATGTTATTTTTGAATAGACTTGAACATGATGTCATTTCTAACATAGAACCCGATGTTTATTGTTTGGAGGAATTAAACAAAATATGAATTACAATGAAGAAGTTGCTGCTAATTGTGTTGGAGATGGTTCTGCTGTATCAATTCCTCCTAGTGTAGAGCCACCTGGAATTCCTGCATCAAAAAGAAAAAAAAGAAAAAAAGTAAGTGAACAAAGATTATTTGAAAGTGGTGGAAAAGTAATTGATCAACTAAAGCAAATTACTTTAGGTGGTCAACAAGGAATAGTTATGTTTGACAATGGAGAAAAGGCTCAGGTTTCCCCTGATAACGCAAATAAATTAGTTGATTTGTATAGAAACCTCAACGCTAGTAATCGAGTTAAGATGATCAAAACTATCAATTCATCTTCTGCTGGATTTGAAAAAATTGCATCATTCGCATCCTCCAGAGGCACTCAACCAGCCCCATAGCTTATAGAGGACCATGTTTCAAAATTCCACTACAGAAACCAAACTTGCTCTACTAGAAGAAAGACTTAGCATATATGAGCAGATGATGAAAAAGATAGAGTCTGCGATTGAAAAAATCAGTGAAACAAGTCAGAACATTAGTAAGATGTTAGTTATTCATGAAGAAAGAATTGAACAAACATCCAAAGCTGATGAAGTTATTATTAAAATGGTAGATGATATCAAGAAAACTAATACAGAAGAACACTCAACTGTACTTAAAAGAGTAGAGACAATAGAGAAAACAGTTGGAGATTTATTAAAATTTCGATGGCAGGTGGCTGCGATATCTGGGGCAGTTGTGCTAGTTGTTGGACTGGTCGTGCCCTTCATTGACAATATGGTTGGAATGGCCTATAATGGGAGGACTGAGCAAACCATTACTAAATGAGTTACATTGACACCAAATATATTAATCTCATTTCTATTAGACTAGATAAGTTTACTAAAAAGAAAAACGATTTATATAATTTTCGCTGTCCCTATTGCGGAGACTCTTCAAAAAATAGGAATAGGGCACGAGGATTTTTTTACAGAAAAAATGCAGATATGATATACAAGTGCCACAATTGTGGTGTGGGGAGAACTCTTGCAAATTTTTTGAAAGATTTAGATTCAACTTTACATGATGAATATGTCATGGAAAGGTTTAAATCTGGATTGACTGGTAAAGGAACTGTAGTCGAAGAACCAAAGTTTAAGTTCACAACTCCTGTGTTTAAAAAGGCACCTATATTAGACCTAGCAAAGATATCAGAACTAAATAATTCACACCCAGCAAAACAATACCTTGTCAACAGACAAATACCAGAAAAATATTTTTCTAAGTTCTACTATGCAGAGGATTTTCATGCTTGGGCCAAAACAGAAAGTTCAATCAAAGAGTCTAGAATCATCATTCCTCTCATGTCCAAAAGTGGAAAACTTTTTGGATTTCAAGGAAGGGCTCTTGACAAAACTGCAAAACTACGCTATATTACTACCATCCTGGATGACAAGTACGCTAAACTATTTGGACTTGATTCTGTAGACTTTAACAAAACAATCTATGTCACAGAGGGTCCATTCGACTCTCTTTTTCTGTCTAATGCGATTGCAATGTGTGGATCTGATGTTCAGCTAGATAAATCTATCTACAGAGATAGAGTGTTTATTTTGGACAATGAACCTCGCAATTTAGAGATAGTTAAACGCTACGAAAAACTTATTGATTCAGGAGAAAAGATTGTCATTTGGCCAAGTACTGTAAAGGAAAAGGATATCAATGACATGGTTATTTCTGGGTCCAACCCTCAGAAAATAGTCAACGAAAATACATACCAAGGGTTGGAAGCTAAACTTAAATTTACTACATGGAAGAAAGTATGAGTAACGGTACTAAAGTTAAAAAACGTAATGGTACTCTTGAACCTCTAGATTTAGATAAAATTCATAATATGGTAGAATGTGCTTGTGGAGGTCTTGCTGGTGTGAGTGCTTCTCAAGTAGAAATCAATTCAGGGATTCAATTTTACGACGGAATCACGACAGATGAAATCCAAGAAATCCTGGTTAGGTCAGCTAGTGACCTTATCAGTCTCGATAATCCAAATTACCAGTATGTTGCTGCTCGTCTCTTGCTTTTCGGTCTATATAAGCAAGTCTTTGGAGCTAATTGGAAAATAAAATTCCCAGATGTTCATGATCATCTTGTTGGTGGTGTTTCTCTAGGAATCTATGATGGAGAACTACTTGGTAAATATTCCATGGAAGAATGGGATAAAATCAATTCTTGGATTGACCATGAACGTGATTATATTTTTACTTATGCTGGTCTTCGTCAAGTAGTAGATAAATATTTGGTTCAAGATAGGAGTTCAAAACAGATTTATGAAACTCCTCAATATATGTACATGCTTATTTCTGCAGTAATGTTTGCAGAATATCCAAAGGAAACAAGATTAGATTATGTCAAACGATACTACAACGCAATCTCCAAGCACAGAATTAACATTCCAACGCCAATTATGGCTGGTGTTAGAACCTCTCTTCGTCAATTTGCTTCTTGTGTGCTTATTGATTCTGACGATTCTCTCAATTCTATCTTCAGCTCTGACATGGCTATTGGCCGTTATGTGGCTCAACGTGCTGGAATCGGTATCAACGCAGGCAGAATCAGGGGTATCAATAGCAAAATCCGTGGAGGAGAGGTTGCACATACAGGAGTCATCCCATTTCTCAAAAAATTTGAAGCGACGGTCAGGTGTTGCACTCAAAACGGCATTCGTGGTGGGTCAGCTACAGTTCATTTCCCTATTTGGCATCAAGAAATAGAAGATATTATTGTATTAAAAAATAACAAAGGAACTGAAGATAACCGAGTTCGTAAGCTAGACTACTCAATTCAAATCAGCAAGCTGTTCTATGAACGATTCATCTCAAACGGAGAAATCTCACTATTCTCTCCACACGACGTTCCTGATCTTTATGATGCTTTTGGCACTGATAGATTTGACGAGTTATATGTATCTTATGAACGAAATACATCTATTCCAAGAAAAACTGTCGGCGCTCAAGAACTATTTTTAAACATTCTCAAAGAACGTGCAGAGACTGGTCGTATCTACATTATGAATATCGACCACTGCAATTCTCATAGTTCTTTCCTAGACAAAGTAAATATGTCTAATCTCTGTCAAGAGATTACTCTTCCAACAGTTCCTATTGATCACATTGATGATAAGAGTGGAGAAATTGCACTTTGCATTTTGTCTGCAATCAATGTTGGAAAACTAAACAACTTCTCTGAACTAGAAGAACTTTGTGACTTATCAGTTCGTTCTCTCGATGAATTGATTGACTATCAACAGTATCCAGTGGAAGCTGCACGTATCTCTACCGAATCACGTCGTTCTCTCGGCATTGGTTATATTGGTCTTGCACATTATCTTGCCAGACATAATGTGAAATACGAAGATCCATCTTCATGGAAACTAGTTCATGACCTAACAGAAGCATTCCAGTATTATCTTCTGAAGGCATCAAATCAATTGGCTAAGGAAAAGGGTAAGTGTGATTACTTTGATCGTACTAAGTATTCCCAAGGCATTCTTCCGATTGATACATATAAGCAAGATGTAGACGAAATCGTACCTAATATTCTTAACTATGATTGGGAAAGCCTTAGAACATCCATCCTGGCTCACGGTCTCAGGCACTCAACATTGTCCGCACAGATGCCTTCAGAGAGCAGTTCCGTTGTGTCAAATGAAACAAATGGAATCGAACCACCTAGAGATTACCTGTCCGTTAAGAAATCGAAGAAGGGTCCGCTTAAACAGATTGTCCCAAGCTATCAAACACTTAAAAAGAACTATACACTTCTTTGGGATATGCCTGGGAATACTGGTTATATTAATATTGTTGCTGTTATGCAAAAATTCTTCGATCAAGCGATTTCTGGAAACTGGTCCTATAATCCAGAAAATTACCCAGATAATGAAGTTCCTACTTCAGTGATGGCACAAGATTTACTTATGACTTATAAGTATGGATGGAAAACTTCTTACTATCAAAACACTTATGATAGTAAGTCTGATGGCGATGCAGAAGATAAAAATGAAGCATTAAGTCAATTGTTATCACAATTAGAATCTGAAGAAGATTGCGAAAGCTGCAAAATTTAAGGAGAACATACATGCAATTTATTAAAAAAACCAACAGTGAAATCAAGGGAATGACAGTATTTAATAGTAATCATGTAGATACCAAAAAGCAACCAATGTTTTTTGGTAAGCCTTTAGGAGTGCAAAGGTATGATACTTATAAGTATCCTATTTTTGATAAGCTCACACAACAGCAGCTTGGATACTTCTGGAGACCTGAGGAGGTCTCCCTCCAAAAAGATCGTGCAGATTATCAAACCCTTCGTCCTGAACAGAAGCACATCTTTACTTCCAACCTGAAGTATCAGATTATGCTTGATTCTGTTCAGGGTCGTGGTCCTGGTATGGCATTTCTTCCATATTGTTCTCTTCCCGAACTGGAAGCTTGCATGACTATTTGGGAAACGATGGAGATGATTCATTCTCGATCATATACTTACATCATCAAAAATGTATATTCGGATGTATCTGAAGTATTTGATACTATTCTTGATGATGAAAAGATTCTAGAACGTGCAACTAGTGTGACTCAAGCCTATGATGAGTTGATTGAATCTGCCCAGCAATGGGGAGGTGGAAGACTATGGGAACTTGGAGATCATACAACTGCAAATGTTGAATTGAAAGAAGTTAAAAGAAAACTATATCGTGCTATCATGAATGTAAATATTCTTGAAGGTATTCGATTCTATGTTTCCTTTGCTTGTTCATTTGCATTTGGTGAACTCAAACTCATGGAAGGCTCTGCTAAAATTATTGGATTGATTGCTCGGGATGAGTCACAGCATCTTGTTATCACTCAGAACATTATTAAGAATTGGAAGAATGGTGATGATCCTCAAATGCTTGAGATCATTGAAGAGGAGCAAGATAATGTACGTCAAATGTATATTCGTGCAGTTAATGAAGAGAAAGCTTGGGCAGAATATCTATTCAAAGATGGTTCTATGATTGGTTTGAATGCAAAGTTACTATCTTCATATGTTGAATACATTGCAAATCGTAGAATGAAATCTATCGGACTCAAACCAGAATTTGATATTTCCATGTCAAACAATCCTCTTCCTTGGACGGAGCACTGGTTAAATTCTAAGATGATGCAAAATGCTCCACAAGAAACGGAGATTGAATCCTATGTAATTGGTGGTATTAAACAAGATATGAAGAAGGATACTTTCTCTGGATTTAAACTATAGTCAATACGGGAGTTTTTATAAATAATACTATAAAGTAAAATTTATAGAAATTCCCATGACAAGTACTCAAAAACTTTACGAATCTTATTTTGCCGTGTATGACGATGAAATAAGAGAAACTCTAGCAGAAGAAACAGAATTATTTGAAGATATTGATTATCTTTATGATGATGAACTAGAAGAGATTGTTGATGAAACAATTGAAGCTATGGTTGAAGAAGGCTTCGATCTCGATGAAATTGAAGAGGCATTTGAAGACATTCTTTCAGAAGCTACAGTAACAACTGGTCGTGGTGGATACACTAAACTAAGTTCTGACAAAAGACAAGCACCAGTTACTACTGGTCAAGGAACTGCAATGCGTCAACAAGCGAGACGTACTGCAGTAGTTTCTGCTGCTCGTCAACGTCAAGCACAGGCAGTTAAGGATGCTCCTGGTAAGGCAGCAGCTCGTGTCAAGGGTGCAGTTAAGAGTGGTGTAGCAAAGGCTAGAAAGGCAGTTGATACTGCTGCTGGTGATTATGCTGCAAAGCATGGTCTAGTTCAGAGCAAGAAAGGCAAGCCACTAAACAGAACTTCCATCGGCATGAAGCAGGCATCAAAGGATCCTGCTGGTCGTAGAGGAGTTCGTTCTGCTGTAGTTGGACACCTTGCACAAAGAGCTGCTAATAAACTTCAGCGTGGAGTGGAAAAAGTTAAAGGTGCAGTTAAGTCTGCAGGTCAATCTGCAGTAGCAAAAACTAAGTCTTCAAGTGACGCTGCTCAAGCTAAAATGCAGGCGGCAGGTTCTGCTGCAAAGAAATCTGGTAAGAGTTTCCTTGGTAAAGTTGCCAGAAAGGTATCTTCTGGTGCAGGTAAGCTAGCATCTAGACTCGGTGAAGAAGTAGATGTATATGATGTAGTTCTAGAGCATCTTCTAGAAGAAGGTTATGCTGAGACTCCAGAAGCAGCACAAGCTATTATGGTTAATATGTCAGAAGCTTGGATTGCAGAAATCCTAGAAGGCTGATTCATTCCCAAAAGTACGATGAGAGACCCTACGGGGTCTCTTTTTTTATGGGCCAAAACCCCAGTAAAACCGTCGAAAAAAAGCCTGTTTTCTGACCTATTAAGGATTTTTCATAGGAGGGCTTGACAAGCACCATAAAACTCTGTATAATAACTCTGTCAGGGTTCAGAATAAATATCTTAGATAATACTTAGAGATATATAATGAAACCTCAAAGTGCTAAAGCTAAAGGTAGAAATCTACAGAAATGGGTTAGAGAACAACTTATAGAACAACTAGAAATACATCCTGAAGATATTGAATCTAGATCTATGGGTGCTGGTGGCGAAGACTTAATCATGGCCAGAGCTGCTAGAGCCAAATTTCCATTCTCAATTGAATGTAAAAATGTAGAGAAGTTAAATGTATGGGAAGCATATGAACAAGCTAAAGCTAATTGTGGGGACTATGAACCAATTGTTGTTATGAAAAAGAATCATAAGAAACCATTAGTAGTAGTAGACGCAGAGTACTTTATTAAACTATTCGGAGAACTAAAATGAAAATCGACTTACACAACTTTTTCAAACATTTCGATGAAAGCAATCCAAAACATGTTGCTGCTGTAGAAGAGTTAGAAAAGACGCTTGAGAAAAAAGCGCCAGAAGAAATGGAAGACTCAGCAAACTGGGTTAGAATCTATAGAACTAAAGAAGAGAAACCAAAATCATCAATTCTTAACGTACCATATTTCCCACAAACCGATAATTACAGAGATGCTAACCGTACTTGTAACAGCTCTAGTTGTGCTATGTGTCTTGAATATTTTAAACCAGGCACGTTAAAAGGAGCAAAGGGCGATGATGCCTACGTTCAAAAAGTTTTTGCAATTGGCGACACAACTGATCATGTGGTGCAAACCCGTGTGTTGGCAAATTATGGTATTAAGTCACACTTTAGCTATAATCTTACTTTTGCTGATCTTGATCGTGAGCTTGCTGCTCAAAGACCTGTCGTTATTGGTATTCTGCACCGTGGCCCTTTATCTGCTCCTACTGGTGGCCACATGGTTGTAGTTATTGGCAAGACACCATCAGGTGATTATGTTGTTAATGATCCCTACGGCAGCCTCAACGACGGCTATACTGGTGCCGTAACCAATGGAAAAGGAGCAGTATATAAGAAATCAGAACTTGCTCGTAGGTGGTGTCCAGGTGGCAAGGATGGATGGGGTAGGGTTTTCCAGACACCATAAGTTTTATAAATATCCCAAACACCTTGACAACCGAATAGAAGTGTGTTAAGATTGCCTTAAGTCTAAAGCCAGTAAACCTGTTGACACCATCCGTCACCAGTCCTGCTGGAAATATGTTACTCGTTATGCAGATAGCATAGAAGGAGGCATTACTGATTTTAGGCTTATCGGGTAGGTTTCCGAGTGGTTAAAGGAATCTGACTGTAAATCAGACGGCTCTGCCTTCGCAGGTTCAAATCCTGCCCTGCCCATTGACAACACCAATTTATATTATAAGCGATTGAGTTGTTGTCATTTTGTGCCCAGGAAGGTGCCCACCGAGAGGTGTGGTGTACCCCCCTTCTATTGGGATGTAGAGTTCTATTAATTTAAATGCGTTTTATTTCAACACTTCTCATTGCTTCAACACTTCTTGGATTTACGCCCCAAAAAGCTGAGGCAGCCAGCGGATGTTCCCTGGCATCACATTATGGTGTAGGTGATGGATATCACGGCCAAACCACCGCAAATGGTGAAACTTATAATGCATATGGTCGAACTGTCGCACATAAATGGCTTCCATTTGGAACTAGGTTACGAGTGACAAATCAACGAAATGGAAGAACAGTTATTGTGCGAGTGAATGATAGAGGTCCATATGTCGGAGGACGAGACCTCGACCTGTCCTACGGGGCATTCTCTACTATTGCACACCCAGGACAGGGAGTGGCTAGTGTCTGTTATTCTAGAGTCTAACAGATAAATAATGGGGAGACTTGATTCTCCCCTTCCTCATGAATAAAAAGCAAGTTATAAATTTTGCAATCATAGGGGTTATACTTACTTCAACTGTAGGTTTACTTACAAAATGTACAGGCATTGATGAGATCCATTGGTATGACCTGATTGATGAAGTTCAGAGAAAGTATTTTCCAAACACCGAATTAAACGACTATATAATAAAAGACGACAAGCTTCTCAAGAGAAGAATCGAGAGAGATGTCGATAAAGCAATCAAAGATTATGAGGACTTGACAGGCGACGATGGACGTGCTACGATACCATCACCACGACGCTCAGAAAAACCAGTTGACACCTCCGTGTGCTATACTGATGAGTGTCAAGCACTAGGAGGAGAAATCCGACTCTGTGCTCCATGGGTTGACAACTGCACTCAATAGTGCTATAATAATATTGAGGGCACGGGTAGCAGGGGTCCAAACTCTGCGTAAATCCTACCCCTCACCTGACTCAGTAGCTCAGTTGGATAGAGCATCTGCCTTCTAAGCAGTTGGTCGGGGGTTCAAGTCCCTCCTGAGTCGTGACAACTGAATAATTAAGGTATGAATCAATGTACAAAATCAGATGTAAAGATTGCAACATGGAGTTGCAAGTAACTCAACCAAATCGTGGACAGTCTTGTAAGTGTCCTAATAGAGCTTACATGAGACTTGACAACAATGGATTACCTGTTATAATAGCTGAAGACATGAGCCGAGTTGAAATGGTAAGTGGGTTTACAAAACCAAAAGAAAAACAAAAGTCTTTTGAACAGTTAGATGTTCCCAAGAGACGAATACGTAGACTAGATTACGAAGTTCGTTAATTTAGTCTAGGGAGTATAGCTTAACGGTAGAGCGGCCTGCTTATAACGGGTTGGTCTGGGTTCGATTCCCAGTATTCCTATTGGAAATCGACGGGTTTCCAAAGAGTGTGACAGAACAATCCTTGTGGTTACTCACGGGATAATGTAATAGATTAGGGGTGGTGCCCGCTGTATCATTGAGAAATCAAAGGTATAGAACTTCCGACCAAGAAGAATCTAGGTTCCTGGAAATACGGTTGTCAGTGTAACCATCCAGGTTGTGGGTATGACAGATTCCCATCACTCACCTCGGAATGTAGCTCAGTTTGGTAGAGCACTCGCTTTGGGAGCGAGATGCCGTAGGTTCAAATCCTATCATTCCGACTTACCGTTACCAGAACTTTTTCTGACGGTAAAGACCACTAGTATATTATTCAACACAGACTACAATCGCCGTTGATTAGTTTACTAGTTTGACGTTGAACTGCAAAGTCAGCATACGGATAGAGGTTAGGTCCCTGTATACTACTGGAAATATTCGGGGGTATTCACACCTAATCCATCTGGGGAATTAACTCAGTTGGTAGAGTGATAGCTTTGCAAGCTATAAGTCAGCGGTTCAAGTCCGCTATTCTCCATTCCCACTATATTATTTTTTTATGGGAGAATCGGTTAAGTATCAAATTGAAAAAGCTGAACAGGCACTTCGTTCTGCACTTGAACTAGGTGCAATGCATGAAGATCCTTATACTCTTCATTCTATTGCAGAAGCTTTACAAAAGCTAGGTTACATCATTATCATGAACAGAGCGCAGACTCCAAAGAAAGATTTCAACGTAGAAGGTATTCCTTTTGCATCCAACTACGATGATATAATTACTTTTGGAGCAATTAATCCAAAGCCAGAGATTAATTTTACAACCTAAATAAAATCATCTACTCCTCAAGCCTATCCTGGGACGCCAGATGATGCTCAAACAGAGGAGTCGCTGCGAATGTGGTGTAGCGGTAACATCCCATCCTTCCAAGTTGGTGTCACGGGTTCGATCCCCGTCATTCGCTTCCTCACTATTTGAGGTTACTATGTCACTTATCTCTCAAAAAGATAGAGAAATGGTTATCGAAGCACTTGAATTTTATATTCAAGATATGCAAAAGAATAACTGTAATGAGGCAGCTATCTATGCCTATAATACGTTACTCAATTGGATTAACTTGGAGTACTTTAAACATGAAGATTAATCTTTGGTATTGCAAAGATATGAATCAGTGGAGATGGACTCTGACTGATAATTCAAGACCAGTACTAAAACAAGAATCTGGACAACAACCAGATTTACGAACAGCAATGAATGACATTGCAAACACAGTTGAATATCTTTTAGATGAAGACTGATTTTATTGGAGTGTAGTTCAGAGGTAGAACGCTTGACTGTTAATCAAGTTGTCGCAGGTTCGATCCCTGCCACTCCAGTTGGTAGTCCTTAGCGATTAACTAAGTAGACGCCAAGATCTCCAGATGCCATTTGGTAGTTTCCTTAGTCTGGGGTGATAAAAAGGGTCAAACTACCACGTAGGAACCAAAACCTCTCCTTGGTCTAGTATTCTGTGGCTGAGTGAAGTAAAGAGGGGGGCTTAAGGTGATGCTCCCCCCTCCTACCACTAAATAAATGTATCGAAGGATACAAACATGAAATACAAGATTTCCTCAAAATATTGTTTCTACAACAATGAAATTGTCGAAATGTATTTCATAAACAATGTTCCATTTACATTTGAAGATCTTTCTCCAGAACAACAGGAAGATCCATACATTCAAGTAGAAGCATCTAGTAATCAAGAATATAGTCCAGAAGATTTATACAAAACTTCATTCTATTTGATAGATGAAGAATGTCATCCTTGTTTATTTCCAGTGGATTTAGAAAATCCAGAAGATATGCCAAATGATTAGTGCCTCTGTATCTCAGTTGTAGACCCTATAAATAAAATAAAAAGGTCTACTATGTTAGGTAAGTGTTCTAATTGTTCTATTGAGTTTAAATATAATCCAGCAAATAAAACTGGTAAATATTGCTCAAACACTTGTCAACAAGAGTTTCAAAAGAAACAACGAATTGATGAGTGGTTAAACGGAGGAAAACTTCCTGGAAAAATTGCTTTGAGAGAATATCTCACAGAAACACACGGTTATAAATGTTCGTGCTGTGGGATAAGTGAATGGAACAATAACCAAATCACGTTAGAGGTTGACCACGTTGATGGCAACCCTTATAATAATCTTCCTGAAAATCTTAGGTTTATCTGTCCAAACTGTCATTCTCAAACTCCTACATATAAGGCAAAGAATAAAGGCAGTGGTAGAGTTCAACGAAGAGAACGAGCAAGGAAAGATTATCATAGATGTGCCTCTAAAGCATTGTGGTGATGCAGCTGTTTTGTAAGCAGCAGAGTTCAGTTCAATTCTGAATAGGGGCTTAGTTAACCTTTTAACTTATTATGTACGAATCGCTTACTGAATTTGAAAGAGCACTTGCTAGATTCGGTGATAAGGTAGAACTTATCGTTGGTCTAGAAATTGGCGATAAGATTAGTGCTGACGAAGCATACAAACAAATTAAAGACATGATGAAGGAGTTAAAAAAACTTCGTAAGCAGCATATCAAAGCTGGTAAAGACTTAGATAATTTTGAAGTATGACTATTTCACAAGGACTGGTTGAATCTGAACACGAAGACCCTGGATTTGAAATTATTCATCTCTCATTCAGGAAACGAGAATCTTCCCATCTCTACGGTGGTCCTGTAGATTATTACATCGGTAACATTGTATTTCGTTTAACGAATGAAGATGCCAAGAATCGCATGAACTATTATCTGGAAGAGAATGAGAAAGTTCGTGTAGCACCAGACGAAAAACTTCATGACAAGTATTATGATGGTCTCCATTTTGTATTTGGAGAATCAGAAGAACTTGAAGATGAAGATGGCGAAGAAAAATATACTCCGTTAGAAATTTTAAACAAAGAAGGAATCAAAGACGAAGATGTGTTTATTTGGGCATATCGTCGCAATATGACACCCCTACATGGTTTCATCGAATACATTGAGAAGTTCGATTGTTACCGAATGCACGAATACTTTCAAGACACGCCAGTAGTTCGTGGTATAATACAGTATCTTCAAGACATGAAAGATGGTAAACCTAATCCGAGCCGCACTGTTTACCATGAGCAGTTCATCAACACACTTGAAAACCTCTGCTGGTGGTGGGACTAGACAGTGCTCAAAATGTCACACTGAATACCCCCTTGACAAGGACCACTATCAGGTGGTAAAATATTTTCGTTCTGGATTTTCATATTATTGTAACGAATGCAATAAACCAAAACCCAGAGACTAACTAAATACACAGAGACACGGATGGTCTATAACAGTACTGGTCGGATGCGTCCCCTAATTCCCATGGAAAAAACAACCTACTGTTCTTTCAAGTTATTGAATGTCTGTGACGAAATACAAAGTGTAATAACAACACTAAAGCAAATTGAAGATCGTTTAGATCTAAACAATTATATTAAAATGCACGAGACAATTCAAAAACTTGAAGAGCATAAGAAATACATTTGGCAAATCTATAAAGATATAAATGTCTCGGAATGACTTAAAAACTTGCCCTGGTGGAGTCAATTGACCCAAAGTGTAATAACATGAAAAAGAAAACTTTCAATAAGTTAATTCAAAAACCTTTAAGATTTCATCATCAAGATATTCATGAAGAACTTGATGCGATTAAAGCAGATTTAGAAGTAATCAAAACACTTCTATTTCAACTTAATACCCCGCAGGATAAGGGTTAAGCCTGCTGGTGCGGATGAGGAGTTTTTAACTCCGCCGAGTTTCTAGTTTTCTCGTAATCAAAACTAGTGGCGAGCCTGCAATGGGGTTGACAACCCCAACAACTCCTAGTATACTAGGAGTTTCATGGAAGTGAAGCCAACTGGAACGGCACGGAGACAATCCATACAGTAGTTGGTTCGATTCCAACCGCTTCCAAAGTATAAATAAAATCTGTAGTTAATCATTTAAAATTATGATGATTCGTTCATTTATTGCTGCTGGTGTTGTTGCTACCTCAATGGTTGCCCCTGCCATGGCACAAGTCACCAGTGTTTCACAGCTGCGTGATGTTCAACCAACAGAATGGTCATATCAGGCTATTTCTAACCTAGTATCTCGTTATGGTTGTGTTGCTGGGTTCCCTGATGGTACTTTCCGTCCTGGTCAACCTGCCACTCGTGCTCAGCTTGCTGCATTAACCAATGCATGTCTAGATCGTATCAGCGAGTTCCAAACTGCTGCAGATGCACAGCTAGCTGCTGCTCTACGTGCTGAATTTGCTAAGGAAATCGGTGCTACTAATGCTCGTGTATCTGCTCTAGAAGTAGCTGCTGCTCAGAAAGCACAAGGCGTAGGTAACTATCTCGGTGCTGGTGTACTCCTCAACAAGCAAGGTGTCGCTGGCAACGGTTACACTGAGAACCGTACTATCTCTGGTGCTACCATCCAAGCTCGCTATGCCATGAAGACTTTCAGTAATCAGAATGCTGTTGCTGTTCGTCCCTATGCCAACCTCGTCGGTACTCCTGCTGGTCAGATCGGTGCTGGTGGCGGTGCTCTAGTTTCTTATGATTGGAGTCTTGCTCGTGCTGCTTCTGGTGTAAGCAAAGCAAACCTCTATGCTGGTGTTGGTTATCAGATTCCTTTTGTTAACAACACTGCCGCTAACTTCCAATCTGCTGTTGGTGAGAAGGGTCAAGTTGTGCTTGCTCTTGGTGTTGAAGGTCGTCTAACTAACTCTCTGGTTGGTTTTGCCGATCTGAAGTTCCCCACCACCAACGCTGCCAACAGCTACGGTGCTACCAACGGAACCTATTCTCCTGTGTTCACCACTGGTCTGGGCTTTAAGTTCTGATTTTCTAACAATCGGGGGTTGACAAGACCCCCTTTTTCATATATAACAATGTAACATTTTGTAATTATGACTACACAAAGAAATCTTAATATTTCTTTTAGAGAAAAAGATATAGATTTATTGCAACAATTGAAAACTATTAGCG